GTTATGTGAATGCCGTGTTCGGCAGCCGTAAGCAGAGCGTCGTGTACGGCCAGCAGGACATCAAGGGTCTGCGCGGCCCTGGCAAAGAAAAGGTCACCTCCGATGGCAATCTCTTTGACATCCATCTTCCTGCAAATATCCAAGGCCTCCTGCCAGTTGGCCTTGAATGCTGGAATGTTGTCTTTGGAAACATGTATGTCATTCAGCAATAAAAGGCAGGGATAACGGTCTTTCATAAGCGTATTGGAATAGGACGGGAGGTGTCAGGCCTCCCGTCGGTGAATAAATCGTGTTACTTATGAAAGGTTATCTGCGCCTTCTGGGGCGTTCGGTTCTTTCCTCTTCGCGGACTCTCTCGGGAAACTCCTCGTCCTCGGGCTCTTCCTTCTCTGCCGGAAGGGGTGACGGCCCCTCCATTTCCTGCTCTATCAGTTCGAGCAACTCGCGGTTGGTGGTAGAACGGGTAACGCGTACCGACAATCCTTCCTGTTCGATGTAGGCGCGAATCATGGCACGAAGTTCCTGTCCTTCCTCGGTCTTGTCGCCCAACGACTGGTCCTGGAGTTGTTCGTAACGGTCAAACAGATCGTCAAGGGCGAGGGCCGAACCTCCGTTCTGTTCGTTGTCCTTGTTCTCTTTGGAGCGACGGTCGAAGGAGAACGCTGAAGTGTCTTCCTTGGGCAGTTCGTCGGACAACGTCTGCACGGTCTGCTTCATCTCGTCCGTATCCATGAGATTCATGCCATAAAGCGCATCACACTGTTTGAGGAATTCTACGGTCGCCCCGAGATGATAACGAGTATAACGGTAGATGATTTCCGGGATGCGCGGCGCAGACATCAATACTGAAAGTTCTTCCCGGGTAAGCGGAACCGTATCGGACTCGTTGTCGATGGAGATGATGTATTCGGTCTTCGCTCCGTTCTTGCGTTTCTCGATCTCCACGGGATAGGCGTCATGCACGGACGAAATGGGGCAAGGATAGCTGGGGTTCTTGGAAAGTTTCTTGTTCCACAGTTTGAATTTGCGTTCGTCCAGATCCTTGAACTGGGCATGGGAAAGTGTCAGCATCTGGATGCCTTTGGCCCGTTCGTCAAGATTGAAAATATACAGACAATGTCCGTAGCTGTACTTGAGACCTCCGCCGAAAGAGCCTCCATCGATTTTCTCTGCCAGTTTCTCGTCACCGACATCCTTGGCCGCGGCCACAGCCATGCGACGATAAACATCAATCGGGTCGATGCTGTATCCTGCATCGGTAGCTCTGGTAACGGTCACATACATTTTCTGGGGTTTGTTCCCCGTTGTCGGTTTCTCCAACTCAAGCAGTAGCTGATGTACGGGGAACTCATAGCCCGGTCGTGACGGACTGCCGTCAGCATTGGGTGCGAGCGGAAGGATGCGTAAACGGTACACCCCGAACTTGTCCATGCGGAAAAATTCCGTGCGGGCAAAGGCTTTGTTTTCCTCCAAGGCGCGTTGCTGCGCCTCCTGGTACGACTCCTGACTTTTCAGGAACATTTCTTCAATCGACATACCATCCATGCCGGTTGTTTTGTCCAAATCTTCTTGCATTGTTCTAAAATTTATGGATTAAAAATGCCCGAAGCAGCGGCATGGATTATCCCTGCCGCCGGAATCTGGAACAGACGGACGGGTTCGGTTACACCGTCCGCATCAACTGATAAAATTGGGAGAAATGTCTCGCTGACCCTGCCTCCGGGATTGGAGGCTCATTTGACAAACTGAAAAGGTCTTGAATGACCTGCGTACAAAAATAAACAAAGTGCTCAAATAACCAATGAATGTAATTAGATGTTTTACATAAATGTAATTATCAATGGTTTACAAATTTGTTTTAGTCATATTCCTTATATTTTGCAGCAATCGTTCGCCTTTGGGCGAGTTCCTGGCTTCCTTGAGCAGCAGCTTCCTGTTCTGTTGGATGAAATACTCAATCTTGCGGCGACATATACCCTCGTAATAGGCCTTCCGCTGGGGAGTAAGCACCTTCCCCCGGCGACAGAAGAGCCCGTTCCGGCTGTACTCTTCCAGGTACCTCCGGAACTTGGGCTTTCTGTATGAGGCATCTTTCGAGGCTCGCGCCACCGATTCGATGACGTGCCAGTCCGGTTCGAAGACAGATTGTGTGCAACATAACTTTTTCAACACGAAGTAGACCACCGGCATTTCATAGCGGAGCATGAACCCGATCCGCGTCTGCTCGAAGGGGAACCGTTTAAGCGTCCCCTTCGGCCTTCCTTCTTCGGGTTTTCGGGGCTTCGGGGAGCTGACTGCCCGCGTCTGCCTGTGCCTTTTCTTCTTTCCTGCTTTCATCCTGTTTAACTTGACCGGTTGCTTGTTCTGCCGCCGGCATCCGCCGTTCGGCGATTCTTCTGCGACTTTCTATGTCGCGGGTTACATTGATTCGTTTCATCAGACAAAGTATGTAAAGTTAAGTTCGACATCGACGTTATACATGCCGCTTTCAAATAGTTGTACTTTCCGGGAACCTCCATAGATAGTGAAGGTCGATCCTCGGTTATACTTGTGGTCGTCATTCCAGTTGGCGGCCGTACATCGTACACTGTATTTCGGAGGTTGAATTTTGTTGGGAATGAGAGCAATAATGCCTCCCCAGTTGCTTCCGTCCCGGCGAGCTGTATTGATATACCCCTGAATAGACACAATATTCCCGATCTGGCGGACAAAGAAGCCGCGGGTATCCGTACCGGAACCGCTGTTCTCCATCTGCAGCCATCCCGTATCGGCGAGCAACGGCTGGTAGTCATCGGCATATGCGGCCCCGAGAGTACGGCATACCTGCCGTTTGGCTTCCACCGTGGTCAGCAGCAGATCCGTCAGCTTGCTGTCCCGTCGCAAATAGTCCTTGACCACCTCATCCTTGGAAAGTAGGTTCAGTTTCTCCCGGAGCAGTTGCAGAGCCTGTTCCGTGTTCTTGCCCTGAGAGACAAGATAGGTAATATAGTCCTGAAATAATGACTCCACTTTGGCAAAGCGACTGTCCTGTTGGACTTTCGTGTACAGGTTCAGATTGGCCGCCACCGTGTTCTGCTCCGAGGCGTTATAACCGGAAAGCAGGCGTTCTGCCTTGGCCTTCAGTTCCTTTGCCACAGCTGAAACCAAGGCATATCCTTCTACCTGGGAGTGGAACTTCTGCTCGTCGTCAACATAGGCGAAAGCCCCAGTCGTGATGGCTTGAAGCTTGTCGCGCAACTCGGCCGTGAAGATCACACCCGAATAGGCCGAGTCCGTGCCGAGTTTTCCCGCCAGCAGATTGTCAATTTCGGAAATGGAATATACATCGAGATTTTTCCGGGCTTTCCCTTTGTCCTGCACGTCCGAGAGATTCGAAGCCTTGGCCAACTTCAAGTCTCCCGTCCCTTTCTTTTCCGCATCCAGCGTATCCCGGACGGCGGCCTGCTTCCCGGCCTTGAGAGCCGCAGCCTCTTCGGGAGAGAGGCCGTTTACCTCCTCGGCTGAAAGGTAGACAAGTTCCTTGAGACCTTCCGTAATTTTCAGGAAAACCGTACCTGCCTCCGCCTTGGAGTAGACCTCCAGGTTCTTGCGGGCAGCAGCCTTGTCCATCACATCAAGCAGGTTCTCGTTCGCGGAGAGCTTCATTTTCAGCGCTTCGGCAACGGCCGCCGAAGTGACGTAGCCCGCGCCGCCTTCGGTCAACTCTCCGGTCGTGATGGCCTCCAGTTTCTTTCGGAAATCCGTTGTAAAATCCTCCGTGGAAAGCTGCTTTCCCTTGACCGCATCTACCTTGCCCGCCAGCGCGGAAGTAAAGGCGGTCTGGGAAACATAAATATCCCCAACGGCCTTCCCGTTGATTTTCAATGTCCCGTTCACATCTACGGCGCCGAAGGGATAAAGAACTATGTCTCCCAGCGTATTGCGGACAATAAAGCGGAATGAGTCTGTGGTATCATAGCCGAGCGAGGCAATATCCGCCGAAGCGCTGTCTTTCCAGAAGACCAGATTGACAAGGCGCATATTATCTTTCGTGTAGGCCGTATTGCGGATTTCCACACCACGTCCCGCACTGCTTACTGTAAGCAGTCCTCCGACAGTCGTGGAGGCATCCCTACCGGAAACAAGTAGAAGGGGTACTCCGCAGGCTTTACCGTCATGTACGGCAAAATCACGGTATTTCGTACCACCGCCCTCTTTTCCCCAATAGTTGACCCGCACGCACCCGTTGTCGGTTGCATCGGCCGTGTTGTACAGATCATATCCCTTGATGCGTAATGCTCCGACACGAGTATCATCAGCCGTAGAACATGCGTACACCAGTCCGTTTTCCGTGATACGGGCTAGCTCCTTTTCCTGTTTCATGAAGCTGAACGAGCCATCGGTGCGGATGACAATCTCATTGACCAGCAACCCGTTCAGGTATGCCCCCACGGAAGCATTTCCGTCCGTGCGGACAATTCCCCTGAGCATGTAACCGTTTTCACCGCTGACCGACACGGCGGTCTTGGAGACGATCTCTTTCTGCCCGGTAAGTGTCCCGGCAAGCACCAGGTCTTTTTTGACAGTCTGACGTGAGAATGGCGTGTCGAGTAATACGGCGTATCTGCCGAAGAATTTGTCGATAAAGCGAGGGGCATAGTCCTGTGTCACTTCAATCGCTACGGGAATCTTCCCCGTAACGGTATCCGGCACATCGGGGACACTGCGGCCTCCGATGCACAAGTAGCAGGTGCGTCCGCGCTTGTTCACGTCGTTGGCATAGACAACAGATTCGTGGCGGTTGGTTTCGTAGATGTAATATGGGTATACGGCATCAGTACATCCTTCAAAATAGCGGACTTTACCGCCGAGCCACACATAGCCCGGAGAAATCACGGCACCGTCAACCATACAGCCGGAAATG